AGGCGAGCTATGCGTGGCATCCGTAGATTGGCCGGGCGGACCCGGGCAGGGGTTACGCGTGAACGTACCCGATGCGTGGCAGTGGGGAAGCGGCGGTGAACCGCAGCCCCTCCGCGAACGCGAGGTGGCTTGGGACCTCGGTCCCGGAGAAGAGGGGGGTGGCCACGAGACTGCGCGAGGCGCGCAGCGTGGAATTGACGAGGGACGCGTAGTCCCGCAGCATCGGCGACACCCCCACTATCGCACCGTAGGCGGCACCGTCCGCACCCCAAGAGGTGGCAACGGCGGAGTCGGTGCCGGCGGCGGCAACGAGGGCGTCGAAGTCCGGCAGCAGGCGGGGCTTGACGACCGACAGAAGGGCCCGCACACCGGAGTGTGTGCGCCAGACCGGGTCGCGCAGAGCCACAGCTGCGCCGGGGATGCGCGGGATCGCGCCATGCAGCCGAGGGCGTGCCGGCTTGTCGTGCGACAAGGCGCGGGCGACTGCGCTCTGCACCGCCGCGACGTCAGGCGGAGCGCGTGCCGCGTCGCCTCGCCACACTGTGTCGGGGGCACAGTGGGGGGCGCGCGCGGGCGCGATCCGGCTGACGGCCTCGTACCACTCGCTGAGTTCAGCGGCGGCGCGCGCGCGGCCCACTTCGTGGACCGCCGCGCCGTACGGCTTTGCGTACGAGGCGTCGGCGAATGCCTGGCGCAGCCGGCGCAAGGCGGGCTGCCAGGATGGGGGGAGGGCGGCCGCCACCCGAGAGAGGGCCTCATCGGTGGCGAGGGTCGGCGCGACGCGGGGGTTGACGATCGCGGGCGCCGAGGTAGGGGGGGAGGGGAGGCGGGTGTAGGCCCACTTCCGGGCATCAGCCCCGTCCCAGTATACGCCGCAACCGCCGTGGGGGCGGGCGGCATGGATAGCGGCGGCGGGCGGGGGGACGGGGGGGGCACCGGGGTAGGCGACGGCTGCCCCCCAGTGCGCGGCGAGGCGCCGGAAGAGTGCGCCTGCGACGGCCGAGTCGAGCCCCCGTGCAGTGCAGCGGGCGAGCGTCTCGGCGATGGCGGGGATCCGGGTTAGTGGGGTGACGGCCTCTGAGGCGGCGGGGTCGCCGCCGGCGAGCCCGCACAAGGTGCGGGCTACGTAGCCGTGCACGCCCCTACCATCGTAGCGGACGCGGAGGAACTCAGCCGCCTCGGCGGAGAACAGGACCTTGGAGGGCTGGGCGCGGGCGCCGGCGGCCTGTAGCGCGTCATACACGCTAACCGCGGCGAGCCAGGAGTCAGCGACGGAGTAGACGTCGTCGCCCACGTGGCGCCGCCGGAGGAGCTCGACAGGCGCCTCAGCCTTGGCGCGCTTCACGGCGCAGTCGAAGTACGCCCAATTGAGGACGGTGTTCGACCACGTGGTGGCGCGCCAGCCGCTGAACAGCCCGTTGGTGGCGACCGACACGCGTCCATCGGGCCAGACGATCTTCTGGTCCGCACAGGCGGCGGCGACCCAGGCGCACGCTGCGGCGTGGTCGGGGCCGGCGCCTGGCAGGGCGCGCGTGAGCTGCGTGAACGTAGCGGCCAGGTGCTCATGCCGGTGCATGATGTTGAAGTCGTCGAAGTCATACATCATGCCCATACCGCCGGTGAGGGCGGAGCGGAGCTCTGCCACCTCGTGCAGCTCGTCGGCGGCCCCAGGCGCCAGCACCGCCTCCTCGTCCTCCCACGCGGCCTCAGCGGGGGCGAGGGCGGCGGCAGTGACGTAGTAGCTGGCGGGGTCGCCGGCGTACAGCGCACGCACCTTCCCGCGCTCGTTGACCTTCGCTGACGCGGTGGCCGTGATGTGCGGGGCGGTGTGGATGAGCGAGCCGAGGAAGCCAGCGCCGCGGGCCTCGGCGGCGGAGCGGTGCGTGTGGTGCACGCGCCGGCCGCCGAGGGCGGTAAAGGCGGGGGCGAACGCCTCCCGGGGCAAGGCACCGGCCGCACCGGCCTCAGAGCCGGAGGCGATCCACCACCACCGGCGGGCCCAGAACTCGTCGAGGCTCATCGGCTGCGGGCGGGCGCCGGCGAGGGCGCGGCCGTACAGGTGCCGGAGGGACTCGATGATCTCGCCCTGGCCGAAGTTGGTGGCCAGAGCGAGGTCGGCGCGGTTGCGCCGCTCCTGTTCCCAGTCGACGCCGCCGAACCCGTACCCGACGAGGGTCTCGGCCTCGGCGAGGAGGGGGGCCGTGCCCGGGTGCCCGAGTGGGGAGCCGTGCCGCTTGATGGCGGTCGAGAGCGGCTTCCACGCCTTGGGCCAGACGTCGTACGGCACCTGGTCGGCGCGCGTGCGCCGCAGGAAGCGGTCGACGCCGGGGACGGCGTGGCGCCAGAGCAAGTACGCCGCGACGAACTGGTTGGGCTGGCCCACCCGCGCCCGGGCCGTCCGCAGGACGGCGGGGAGGGCAGCGGGGCGCGTCCGGGCCAGCGCGGCCAGCACGTCGTCGACGCGCAGATGGTACGTGCCCGGGCGGGTGGCGCCCTTCCGCGGCGGGAAGAGCGACTGGGCCCGGGAGGCGACGGCTGCGGCCTGCTCGCGGTATGAGCCGCGGTTGCGGGGCCACTCAGGGCAGGGGGGGGTCGGGGTGGCGGCGGCATCAAGGTGGGTGAGGGCGGCGGCAATCGCGCCCTGCGCAGCCTCAGAAGTCGCGTCGGAAGTGGCAGGCGCACACTCAGGAGCGTACGCCTGCCGCCAGGCCTCGAGGGTCGTGTCATTAATGTACCCCCGGCGTGCGAGGAGCTCGATGTAGGCGAGCGCCTGCAGGGACGGGGGTACGCTGCCCGGCTCGTGGACGACCCAGGTGGGCACGAACCAGGCAGCGTCCCGGTTGGGGTGGAGGGAGTAAGCTTGCGCGCTCCAGTCGTCGTCGATCCCACCGGGGCCGGTGAAATCGACGGTGCAGAGGGAGTCTACACGCGGTAGACCGCCCACTGGCCGGACTGTGGGTTCGGGGTGGCGGTACGACAGGCCTAAGCCGTCGCACGCGTCACACCCAGCGCGGAAGCAGCCACCGCAGGGGGCCAGGACCAGCCCCCCGCGGCCCCAGGTTGACGTACGGCCGGCGCAACTCCAGATGGAATTGGTGTAGCCGCACGCCCCCGGGCCCCGGAGAAGGTTTAGTTGCCGGAGACCCCGGCGGCCGGCGCGTGCGCGGCCGTCGAGGCCGGCGTCACGGGCGTGGCGCCGACGGCGGGAGCTGCTGGCCCAGCCGGGTGGGCTGGTTGCTCGGGGCCAGCTGCCCCAAAAGACGGTGTTGGGGCCAGCGCCTCACGGATGTGGGCGCCGGCGTCGGGCGCGGGGGCGGCCGACAAGGGGCCGGCCCCGCCAAGGAAGGCTGCGAGGCGGCGCGGCCGCGCGGCCGCCAGCGACGGCGGCGGCGCGGACACCACCTCAGTAGGCGACTGAGCGCCCAGGCACAT